CCGCTCCCTTCAAAGTCATAAATAAAACTATTGATGAAATCTAGTATAGAGGTTTTTCCAACGCCGTTTTTTCCTAAAATTAATGTGCATTGTATATCGCTGTAATAGTCTTGGCTTAAATCCTTCTTGATAATTTTAATATGGTTGCGGTCGCCTGTTACTTTATATTTACTGGAAGTTGGTAGTGCTAAATCATATAAGCCTTTGTAATTATTTATGTAAGTATATATTAATTCCATGCTTATGCTGCTCTCTTTATTAAATGAGTGAGTATAAAAGAAATGATTAGTTTTAATAAGGAACGCTACCGCCATTCAGTGCGGGACTGAGTGTAATTTTTTTTGGGTATATTACACTAAATATTTATTTCATGCAATTTTTATCTATCCCATTTCCTATTGTAAATTGCCTGCAAGTTCTTGTAAAAATTAAGTTAATAAAATTATCTTTGATTTTTTTACTTCTATATAAGTACTTAAGTTTTCTTATAATAAAGAATTACTTTTCGGTTCGTAAATGAAAAATAGTTTGATTTTAAATAACCCACTCGCCATAATTAATTTCAGTCAGCATGAACAACTGACAACCTGATGCGCCACGGAGAGAACCATGGCGCTAGAATTACAACTTATTAAACACCACTCAGGAATACTGATCCCGGCTACGCCCGAGACCAGCGATATCCTGCAATCCACAACCCGGCTCGGCGATGTTCTTGTTGCCGAGTTCAGGCGGGTTCGCAACCCGGCATTCCACCGGCGCTTTTTCGCGCTTCTCAATCTCGGCTTTGAATACTGGGAACCAACCGGCGGGGCTATCTCGAGTAACGAGCGGAAGTTGATCAATGGCTACGCAAAATTCCTGGCTTCTTATGGTGGGAATGAGAGTGCGCTGATTGATGCTGCTGAGCAGTATCTTGAGCAAGTTGCACACCGGCGCGTCACGAATGGTATTAGCCTGTGCAAATCCTTCGATGCTTATCGTTCGTGGGTGATCGTCGAAGCAGGGCACTTTGATGCCATTCAGCTACCTGATGGCACACTCAAAAAGCATCCACGTAGCATCTCGTTTGCCAATATGGATGAGCTCGAGTTCCAGCAGCTCTATAAAGCTGCGCTCGATGTTCTCTGGCGCTGGGTCCTGTCCCGTTCATTCCGCAGTCGTGATGAGGCAGAAAATGTCGCCGCGCAGCTGCTTGGCTTTGCGGGGTGATGGGCATGAAACATTCTTGGTTCCATCATACCGATTGTACAACCCAGCAGGCCGAAGAACTCATGGCGGAATACCAGCGCCGCGGCGTGAAGGTAGAGCGCAACCTGAACTCAGATTATCTCACCTGGACCGTCAGCGCCCGGCTGCCTGAAGGCAATAAACCACCGCGTATAAATCGCCGGTGGCAAAACCGGATATGGGGGTGAGCATGGCTATTTATCGCAGCAAAAAATGGCTCGCCGCCGTCGGACAGATCGAGCGTTGTGTTCTTTGTGGAGCATGGGGGACGCAGGTGGCACACCGGAACGAAGGGAAGGGCATGGGATTAAAAACCGATGATTGTGCGACAGCTGCGCTCTGCATTTGCTGTCATGACAGCATTGATAGCGGTTGCCTCTGCGTTCTATACGCCTGAACCGACGGCGGCTGAACTGGCACCCTACGGGCTTACGCCGGACGATTACGATGACCAGTACATTGACGTCTGGCCAGATGTATGGCCTTCATTCCTGGTGTTTCAGGCTGTCAGCACACAGTGGCGCACGGGCATGGGAGGCGCATCAGGGCTTGATTACAACGTGCTGCCCTGGATGATGCGCCTGCACCACGTCGACGACGAGGCAACCGCGCTTTCGGACATTCGAATCATGGAGAGCGCCGCACTAAAAGTTATGCATAAAGAGAGGGCGGAATGAGTTACGACATCGCCACGATTTCCCTGCGCGTAAATACCAATGAGCTGGAGCGTGGTAACCAGGCACTGGATCGCTTTCAGGAGACCGCGTCCGCCGCTGCAGGTAAAGCGGATGACCTGAACAGTACGTTCCGCACCGGCATCGATAACCAGAAGAAGAACAGCGAAAGCCTGAAGCAGCAGCGTCAGGAACTGCAGAACCTGCTGAATAAAATTAGTCCGGTAAACAAGGCGCTGGATGAGCTGGACACTATCCAGGAGAGCCTGGCGAAATTTCGCGGTAAAGGGCTGGTGGGAGACGAGGACTTTACTCGTTACAACAGCGTGCTTGAGACGACGCGGGCAAAACTGGCGCAGGTCATGGAGTCTGAGACCGCAGAGGGGCGGGCTCGCATTGAACAGGCACAGGCAGCGCAGCGTGCAGCTGCGGCGGGCAAAACCTTTATCGATTCGCTGGAAGAGCAGGTCACAGCAATCGGAAAAACGCGCGCAGAACTGTTAGAGCTAAAAGCAGCCCAACTTGGCGTGTCCGATCGTGCTGCACCGATGATCGCCCGACTGAAAGAGCAGGAGGAAGCGTGGAGGTCAGGAGCGATCAGCGCGGGGCAATACCGCAACGCGATGCGTTATCTACCAATGCAAATGACCGACATCGTAACTTCATTGGCGTCCGGCATGCCGGTTTATATGGTAGCCATTCAGCAGGGCGGCCAGTTGCGCGATTCGTTTGGGGGTGTAGGCAATGCTCTCAAAGCGATGTTGTCGATGGTGACTCCTGCCCGAGTGGCCATTGGTGGCCTGGCCGGTGCTGTTCTGATTGCTGCAAAAGCGGGAGCGGACTACTTCACCGCCTACGACGAAATTAACAAGGCCATTATCAGGACTGGCAACATTGCAGGCACGTCAGCGCTCCAGGTAATGGCTTCCTCCCAGTCGATTGCTGCCTCTACTGGCGCTACTGTAGAAACCGTTCAGAGTCTGATGACTGAACTGATTAGCATGGGATCGCTCACACAGCAGCAGCTTGAAAAAGCGGCGGGCTCTACGGCACTTGCAGTTCAAACCGGTATTGTTTCGGCGCAGGACATCACCAAGGCATATCAGGATATTGAAAAGGATCCGGTTAAAGCCCTTCAGAGCCTAAACGAACAATACAACTTCCTGACTGTTTCGCAGCTTAAGCACATTGATGAACTGGTGAAGCAGAAGGACCGGACCGCTGCAGTTACACAGGCCATGGACCTGTTTGGCGATACGATGGCACAACGTGGAGAACAGGCTTACGACTCGCTGACGCCGTTTGGTCGCCTGTGGCTGGATATCAAAGACTGGGCGTCTGAGGCCATGCATAGTATCGGCCAGTGGGTAGCAGAGCTGGCATCAAACACACTGAAGGAATTCAACGCAATTTATTACAGCGTTGCGATCGTTTTCCAGAAGCTGAACCAGATTATTTCTTCCTCGATTGCCGCAGCGATTAATCTCATTCCTGACTGGGCGAAAACGGATACTCTGCAGGGATGGCAGGACTACAACGAACAAATGGCCGGCGCTTATGGCGACAGCGTCTCTCAGCTGAAAAAAGACTGGGATGCCGCTGATATCAGTGCAGGTAAATACCTCGATACGACCAGAAAGATAAGTACCGCAACCACCCAGAAGGATCGTGAAGGAGTCGCTTCTTTTGGTAAAAAGACGCAAACCGGAAAGCAGGGCACTTTATCGGCTGGCGATCGCAGCACGAATGCTGCCCAGGCCGAGCTGCTGGCGCTTCAGGCACAGTTACGCGCGCTGCAGCAGCATAAAGGGCTGAACGACACTATCAGCCAACAGCGCAAAGACCTTTGGACTACGGAAGCGAAATTTCAGGTGCTGGAAGAGGCCTCCCGATCTCGCTCTCTGACAAAGCAGGAGCAATCTCTGCTCGCGAGTAAAGACCAGGTGCTACAGTTAGCGCGGCAGAAAGCCCTGTTGGGTGATCAGATTTCCGCGCAGGAACTGCTGAACAAGCGCATGGATACCTCGCAGAAATACGTCACGCAGATGGCTGAGAAACAGGCCGCATTACTGGGTGGCGCGGGGATGAGTGACCGCCAGGCGCAGCGAGAGCTGGCAAAAAGTCAGCTCACCGCCGGCTGGAAAAATACTGGTGGTTCGCTGGATGAAGAGGGATACCAGAAACAGCTTAAGGCAGCTAACGATTACTATGATGCTGAGGATCAGCTACGCGGTGACTGGCTGACCGGCGTGAAAAAGGGCTGGGCTGAATTTGAGGACAGCGCGACCAATGTTTACTCGCAGGTGCAGACGATTACCAGCAATGCCTTCACCGGGATGGCCAGCACCCTGACTGATTTCTTCACCACAGGTAAATCTAACTTCTCAGATTTCCTTTCCACTTTCCTCAAGGGCATCGCCCAGATGCTGACGCAACTGGCTTTGGTTAATGGAATGAAGTCAGCGTTTGGTGGAACCGGTATCGGCGCGTTCTTTGGTTTTTCAGGTGGTGGATTGGTGCCGCGATTCGATAGCGGTGGCTACACCGGTGATGGTGGTAAGTACCAACCGAAAGGCGTAGTTCATGGTGGTGAGTTTGTATTTACGAAGGAAGCGACCAGTGCACTTGGTGTTGGCAATCTCTATGCGCTTATGCGTGGAGCTCAGGGGTATGCAAACGGCGGTTATGTTGGCACAGCCCCAATGTATGGGCTGCAATCGAATGCAGCTGGTGGCGTAACCGTTCAAACTTCCGTGGTCGTTCAAAACCAGAACACTCACCAGCAGACTTCCGGCAATAACGATGCTATTTCTCGGGCTTA